ACCTATCGCTTCCCGAAGGTCCACTCCCGTCTCCCGTGCCAGAACCTGGAGCGTGCCGAGTGGGTCCGCCTGGAGCGCCTCAGCGAGCTGGGAAGCCGCGTCGTACTGAGCGCGCTGTGCCGCCAGAGCCTGGGTCTTCTGCGTGTAGTCCGCCTGGCGCAGGTAGCCCCGCTGAAGCTCGCTCAGCGGAACCTGCTGGCCGTTGATGGTGAAGCTGGGCTCGCCGCCCAGCTCCTGGGCCGCAGGGGACTCGTACCCGCCGCGCGCAAGCTGCTGCGCGCCCGCGGTGGACGCAGGACCGCCACTCGTGGCGTCACCGACGGAAGGTCCGATCGTCATGGGGTTCTCCTTCGGGTGCCTGGAGCCGTGTCCCCGTCTGGCAACGGGGGTGGCTTCGACGTGTCCGTGAGCGACCCCAATCGGGCCTCTCTGTTGACGGAGGGCGATGAGCCCTCCTACTTATCCGCGCAGAAGTAGGAACATCAGTACTCGAAGCCGTAGAGCTGAATGGAGATCGCCAGGCTCGCTGTGGACGACTTCGTCGAGAACTGAAGCACCTGACCCGCGGCAAACTCGAAGCCGTCAGGCAGGTCCAGCGCCCTGGAGATACCCGCCGCGGCCTGCGCGCGTGTCTCGATGTCGAACAGGATGTTGCCCGTGAGGGTGGTGGTCAAACGGATGCGGAAGGTCGCGTAGCCTGCCGCCGAGTGCGCCACGTCGATCGTGTACGCAGTCAGTCGCAGCTTCTTGCCTGACGTGACCGTGTACGAGCTGCCCGTTGTCTGGGCGGCGTCGCCCTTGCGGATACCGAGGGTCGCCGCCACCTCGGTGTTGGCGGTACCCGAGGTCGTGATCAGGGTGGTGTTGGACTCGGTGCCTGCCTGCCACTTCGTACGCCCTGCGTCCACGACGCTCTGGACACCGACCATACGCGAGGTCTGCGTGTCCTTCGCACTGGTCAGGTCGGCGTCAGCGGAGTCCACCAGCCGCACCGAACCGATGCGGTTGGTCCCCGCATTCAGGTCAGCGACCACCTTGGCGCGGTTGGAGGCGTCCACGCCGAGCTGGTTGGTGCCCGCCGTGTCCACGATCTTGGCCACGCCGAGCAGACGGGCCGCGCGGTCGGACACGTCGCGCGGGTCGATCAGAGTGGCGCCAACAGCCAGCTCGGCCTGGAGGTTGAAGTTCGTCGCCGTCTGCTTGAGCTGTTGGCCCTGCGAACCGTACACGACACCGACCAGGCGCGCGGCACGGTCGGAGGTGTCACGCGGGTCGATGACCGTTCCGCCTGAGTCCAGGATCTTCGCGCGCCCCAGCAGTCGAGCGTCGCGGTCGGACACGTCCACCGTACCGTCCACGGTCAGCGAGCCGCCGTTGTCGGTCACGTTGACCGACCCGTCCGCGTTGATGGCCAGGATGTCGGTGAAGTCGGTGACGGCCACCCGCCAGGCGGCGGCGGCCGTGCCAGGCGGACCCTGTGCGGCGTTGATCGAGCCGTCGGCGTTGACCGCCATGATGTCGGTCAGGTCCGTGACGACCATGCGCCAGGAGTTCGCGACGGTCCCAGGTGGTCCCTGGGTTGCCGTCATGGCCAGGTCCGCTGCGCTGGTCTGTGTGGGGATGACGACGCGCGGGTTGCCGAGCGCCGTGGCCTTGACCCCGAAGGTGGCCGTGCCCGAGGTAAACGCGGTCACGTCGATGCGGAACGTCGTGTACCCCGTCACGTCCACGGTCCACATCTTGGGCGCCTGGGCGTTGCCGTAGCCCGACGGGTTGCGCTCCCACTGCTGATTGTCGGCGACACGACCCTCGATGTTGAAGAAGTTCGTGCCGTCCGCACTGCCCTGGAAGTGCCAGGCGAGCCCCGCGAAGGTGGCGCCCGTGAGGTCCACGATCACAGTCGAGTAGCCCGCGACCGTGGTGGTCAGGTACTGGCCCGTGGTCGTGACCGCCGCCGTGGCCCGCGCGATCTCGCCCGAGGTGATCGCCCCCCCACCGCCGCCGCCCCCGCCAGCGGTGACGACGGCGCCCGAGGCGTCCAGCTTGACGACACGGAACTTGCCTGCGACAGGATCGTAGGCGTAGATCGCGGTCCGCTGGATTTCCGCCTCGTCGGCGGTCTGGTTGATGGCCACGTCAGCCCGCGCTCGGCCCGATCTGGCGCGTCGGACGGATGCCGCTACGCGAGGAGTCGATCAGGCGCTTGGGGCTCACCGAGCCCTTGCGCCGTGGGCGCTTCGGGGCGGGGCTCGCCGCCGCGCCGTGCAGGTTCACCGTGACGTGAACCGTCGGCGCAGCGGCAGGGGCGGGCCTGGGCCGCGGGCGGGAGGCGGCACGCCGAGGTCGTCGCGCGCTCAGCGCACGCGCGACATCGGTTGCGTGGAGCAGGTCGCCGACCATCGTCAGTAGGAGACGCCACGGGAGACGCGACGCTTGGGCCTGGTCACGCCCTGCTTGTTGGCCCGCGGGCTGTTGGAGCCAGGGAACGGCCCGCTCCCGCGCCCGCCCTGGTTGCGCTGGTTGGACACGCGCGTGGGCGGCAGGGCCTGGTTGGTCAGGCCGTGGATCACGTTGGTGTTGGTCATCGGCGGCTGGCCACGGTCGGCCGCACGCGAGGAGCGGACGCCCTGCGGTCCCGAGGGGACGCGCTGAGCCATGAGGGCGACGCCGTGCAGCTTGCCGCGCTTGCGGATGGCCTGGCGGATCTGGTTCGAGCGAGCCTTCGCGGGCTTGCCCGCACCCTGATTCGGGGCGTAGGAGCGCACGTAGCCCCCCTTCTGGTAGTTGACGGGCTGGTACGGGGCGTTGCCGACGTACCCAATTTGTCCTGGCATGTTAGCCACCTCGTTGCATCAGATTGCGCAGCAGCAGACTACGGAAGTCCGCCCCGCGCTGGCCGATGTCGGCCGTGCGCACCGAACCGCCGACCAGCTTGGTCCGCGGCGGCGCGAGCGGCTGCTCGGCGACGTTGCCGATGCCGCCCTGACCGAGCAGGGCGCTCACGTCCAGCTCGGGGGGCGACTGGTCGGCTTCACGGGGGCGCGAGGGAAGCATCAGGCGACCCCCGCGACCGCCAGACGCACGGTCACCGTGGTGGTGGCCTGCACGATACGCACCCGCACGATCGAGTGCGCCGCGTTCACGATGGTCCCCGCGGCGGGGGCCACGGTGCCAGGCAGGCCCGCGGCCACGATCGAGGTCGGGAAGGTCACCCCGCCGTCGAAGGAACCGTCCACCTGGATCGTGGTGTTGGCGTCCCCCGCGCCGCCCTGGAGCAGCAGGCGGCTCACGCCCTCGGTGGACAGGATCCTGTCCACCGTGCCAGGCGCCGTGGACGCCTCGTACTGGAGCAGGGTCTCGCCCTGAACGTTGGCCATGTCACTGCACTCCTGCTGCCTGGGCGCCACCCTGGACGCCCTGCTGAACTTCGGTCGGGGAGCCTGGCCCGAGCTGGCCTGGCTGCTGGCCAGGCGGCCCTGGGGCGCCCTGCTGCGGTGGACCACCCATGCCGCCCATCATGCCCTGCATCGCCATCATGGCGACCGCGCCCTGGTTGATGAAGCGGTCGGGAGCGTTGACGCCGTGCGCCTTCAGCAGGTACTTGACCAGTTCGAGCTGGTTGATGATCGGGTTGGGCGACAGGAGCATGAACAACCGCTCCGCCTCCTGCTTGCGGACCTCCTGGTTCTGCGGCTGCGTGGAGCCCGCGTCCACGCTGATGTCGAACTCGCCCTGAATGTCCTGGGCGGTGAAACGGATCGGCACGCTCCAGCCGTCGCCCGTCACCAGAATCCAGCGCTCGCGGTCGTAGAACTGCTGCGCGAGGGACTTGATGCGGCGGGCGATCTCGGTCGCCGCGTCCTCGATCCGCCGCAGCTTGTCCTGCTGGCGCAGCGAGGAGGCGTCCTGGATGATGGCCGCCTCGGTCGCGGTGCGCCGCACGTTGTTGTAGGCCCCGCGCTCGTAGTCGCTGATGCCCGTGATCGAGGTGATGTCGGACTCGATCATCTGCGAGAGCTGGTAGCGGTCGGCGGGCAGCGGCGAGTCGGGGACGGGCAGGACCACGTCCTTCAGCGGCTTGTTGTTGATGATCGGGATGATCACCCCGTCAGTGGGGTTCTCCAGTGCCGCACGGCCGCGCTCGTCCAGAGCCGTCTCGTCTACCAGCAGCTTTCTGTTGAAGCGACGATTGTGGTTGATGATCTGGGTGCGTGTGCGGTTCAGCTCGACCTGGAGGTCGATGACCAGCTCGACCTCCCCGTAGGCCCAGATCGACTCGGGGACGATGTAGTCCTGGAGCATCACGAACGGCGTGTCGAAGGGCATCGCGAAGGCGTCCTCGTACAGGATGCGATCGTGGTCCTCGACGAAGACGCACAGCGTCTTCTCACGCAGGTTGTAGTACTCCCACAGCTCCACACGGTCCGACCAATCGGTGCCCATGTACTGGCCCTCGACGCCAGGCAGGGCGTCGGGGCGGGCGTTCAGCCCCTCGACCGCGGGGGACTTCAGCGTCCCCTGAAGGTTCTTGGTGTGCTTGTAGGTCGGGTTGGCCTTGACCTCCTCCAGGGGCACGACCCGCCGACGGGCCATCCAGCGCGCTTCCTTGAGGGTGCGCGCCTCGGGGTCCACGTACACGTCGAACGGGCTCACGCGCTCGGCGAAGATGTCGTCCTTGAGCACGCTGACCTCGGTCTTGGGCACCATCTCGGCCAGCGTCTCGGGCGTCGGCAGCAGCGACGGGTCGATCGAGGGCGGCACCTGACCTTCGGCGGGTAGGCCCTCGCCGAGCACGTCGGGCGTGGCCGACGGGTCGAAGTGGTCTTCGGCAGGCCCGCCGCCCTGCTCCTCGGCCAGGAGCGCGCCCAGGACAGGTGGCAGGCCCGCCGCGTCCCCCGCGGCGGGCAGGGCGGCTCCTGCCGCTGCCGCAGGGTCCATCGGTCCCTGCTGGTCGCCTGGCGGCATCAGTTCCCCAGCGGGAGGGGCGCCAGGGGGCGGCGCCCCTCCCGCGCCGAGGGCACCAGGGGGAGGAGGAGCCCCCGCGCCCATCGGGGGCGTCGGCGGCGTCCCCGCCGCCATCGCCTGCACCATCGCCGTCGCCTGCTCCAGGTCAGCCTGGATGGCAGCGGGGTCGCGATCGACGACGACCTCCTCGTACTCGTAGCCGACCAGCGCCCAACCGACACCGAACACGAGCATGTCCAGCCCCGCCAGGCGCAGCTCGGCGTCCACGTCGATGCGGCGCCACTCGTAGTTCAGCATCGACTCGACCAGCGGGGCGGTGTCCTCGTCCTGCGGGCGCAGCGGCTTGGCCCGCGCCCGCGGGGGCTGGGTGTACATCGAGGGCAGGATCGTGTTGATGATCGGCCCGATCTGGTTCACGGTGACGGCGTTGTCGGGCGCGAGCATCGTCTTCTCGTCCCACTGCTGGCCCGCGTAGAACTGCGCGTACCGCTTCCACTTCTCGTGCAGCGGTTCCATCACGCGCCTGGCCAGGCTCACGTCCGACTTGTAGCGGGTGAGCTTGTCGGCCTCGCTGAGGCGCTTGGGCCGCCTGGCCACGTCAGATCCACCTCGACGTGGCGGGCACGTAGCGCTCGGGGTCGGACTTGGCTCGCTCGGTGTGCGCGAGCTTCAGGTCGCTGGCCACGCCGATTCCGTCGCCGATCGTGGAGGCGTGGGCGGGCAGCGCCACGCCGACCGAGGCGACCTTGCAGGCGAAGCAGCCCTCGACGAAGGTCGGGTGCGTGCGGGCGTGGATGCCGACGATGCCTGGCACCGAGCGGCCCTCCTGCGGGGCAGGCGGATTCACCTGACCGCGCGAGCCTTGCAGCACGTCGGTCGTCGAACGGCTCCCGCGCACGTCGTCGCGCGGGTCAGGACAGTCGGTGCAGCCCATCACATCCACTTTCGTCCAGAAGACCCTGCCTGGGCCTTGGTGTACTCGTCGAACCACTTGAACGTCCAGGGCTGCGCGCGGTCCTTGACGGCGTACCGCGGCTCGTAGGTGTGGCCCATCATCTCCCACGCGATGGCCGCGCTCATGACGGCGTCGTCGTGGACGTTCGGCTTGCCGAGGCGCCCGTTGGGCTGGCGCACGAACATCAGCATCTCGCGGCGCAGCGTGTCGTCCCAGAAGACCAGCTCGCCTGTGCGCAGTCCCCGCGCGAGCCCGTCGATGACGAGCGGCTTGGTCCGCACCGAGGTATACCAGCCCATGCGCTCGGTCGGCTTCTTGGTGCGCTGGTCGAGCACCTCGCTCATGAAGATCCGCGGGTAGCCCAGGTCACGCAGGCGCGTGAGCGTGGTGAGCCCGTGGTTGTTGCCTTCCACACCGACCAGGGCGGTCCGATAGTAGCGCCCGATCGTGTTGATCACGTCACCGAACTGGTCGGCGTCGATCTTGGCTCGCCAGCGGGCGACGATCTCGCCGCGGCGGCCGACGGCCGCCCCGTCGCGCGAGTACGGCGTGGCCAGGATGACGGTGATGTCGGAGAAGTCGCCTCGCTCCAGGCCTTCGGCCACGTCCGCGCCGAGCACGTAGTCGCAGCCCATGACGGGCCGCTTGTAGATCCGAAACGGTCCGCTCGGGTCTTCGTGCAGGTAGAACTCGGCGTCGATGCGCCCCGCGAACCAGGGCGCGACCATGAGCGGCTCCATTGCGACCAGACGGTCGGTGTCGAAGACCGTCATGCCCGACTTCACCCAGGCTTCCTCCTCGGTGCGGGGGTACTCCTGAGCCATGATCCAGGGCGTCCCCTCGCGCTCGTAGCCTGCCATCTTGTTGTGCCACCAGCGCAGGTCGCGGTGGGGCACCACGTCGTACGGGTAGAAATGGCGAGCCCACTGCTTGTCCTCTGCCACCGCCTGCCACTTGGTGTAGAAGTAGTTCTCCATGCCCTGGGCGGTGGACCCGCCAATGAAGTTGCCGCCGATGTCGATGGTCGGCTCGATCGCGGCCCACGCCATTTCGGCGGCGTCCCCCGTCGCCGTCGAATTACGGTACGCGGCCCACTCGTCCAGGATGACGAGGGTCGCGGTTTCACCGCGGCCCGCGTCCTTGGCTCCCGTGAACGCCTGGATGGTGGAACCATTGTCGAATTCCCACATCAGCTCGTTGCGCTTGATCGGCCGCGGCAGCGCCTGCTTCACCCAATCGGGCATGTTGTCGTAGGCGAGGCGCACCATGCGAATGATCTTGCGGGCCGACAGTTCCTTGTCGGCGAAAATGTCGATGACCTGGTCCTCACGAAACAGCGCGAGCCACAGAGCGAACGCACTGACGAGGGTGGTGAAGCCGAGCTGGCGGGCCTTCAGGACGATGTTGTAGCGCTTGGTCAGGAAGCTGCGCAGCATCTTGCGCTGGTAGGACCGCAGCTTGAACGGCACGCGCCCCTGCGGGGTGCGGATCAGAATGCACTCCTCGAAGAACTCCTCGGGGAACGCCTCGAAAGCGGCCAGCGAGGTCTCCATGTAGACCTCGGCGACCTCAGCCGACGCCATCTGAGCCCTCGAACACCTCGTCCACCTGCTTGCCGAGTGCCACCAAGCGCTTATTGCGCTCGGTGGCCTTGCGGCTCAGTTCCTCGTCGGTCGCCCGCACCAGGCGCGGATCGTCGATCGTGATGCGCTGCTTGGGTTCGTGGCGGCCCGTGACCTCCAGGTGCAGGCGGGTCGCGGCGATGATGTCCGCGGGACGGGTGCCGTCCACCTGGCCCGAGGCGACCAGGTACAGTCCGTCCAGGAGCTTCTGGAGTCGCTGAGGCCCCCCGCTGACCTCCGCGATCGTCTTCTCCCACTCGGCGACGAACTCGGGGTCGTGCTCGTAGCGGTCGAACGCCCCCAGGCTCGAACGCAGCGCACGCGCCAGTTCCCTCCTCGGACGCTTGTAGGCGTCCGAGTCGGGGTCACCGTCCTTGGGCCGCTCGGGTCGAGGGTCCAGGAGCCAGTTCAGGTAGCGGCGCTGCGTCGAGTCCAGGGCCATGCTCAGCCGCCCTGCCAGGGCTTGTGGATCGTGTTGCCCTCGTCTCCGCGGCCGATGTCGTCCTCGTCCTTGGGCAGCTCGGAGAACTGCCCGAGCCCAGGGCCGTAGGTGACGTTGGTCACAGTCGCCGCCGAGGAGCCCTCGACGACGGGGACGATGAACAGGTCGGCCAGGTAGCGCTTGTGGTCGTCCGCCTCGGGGTGCAGGCGCACGACCCAGCCGAACTGGTCAGGCACATCGGGGGAGGTGTGGTAGGCGATCTGGTCCCCGCGCTTGATGGCGTGGGGGATGTCGGAGCCGACGGGCGCCAGCCAGGACCGTGGACGGTCGCGCGCCCGCGGGTGCGGCCACGGGCCTTGCGCTCCAGCTCCCGCTGCTTGTCCCACTCGTCGGCCTTGGCGTCCAGCAGCTCGGCCAGGCGGGAGTCCACGGCGGCCTGCTCGGGGTCTTCGGCGCTGGCCCGCCTGCGGGCGACGATGGCCTGCTCGCGGGCGGCGGCGGGGGCGATGTCCCCGACGATGGACTTGGCGACGTAGTCGGCCCGCTCGTCGTTGTCGGCCACGCGGGTCGCGTCGTCGTCGGCCTCGGTGCGGGCGCTCTCGTCGCGCGGCGCAGGGTCGCGCTCGGGCTCGGGCGTGCGCTCGCCCTCGGGCGGCGAGGTCGGCTTGGTGGTGGTCGTGGTGGTGCTCTTGGACATGATGATCC